TGACAGCAAAGATGCCAACCGCATCTGGCCTACAGCAAAGGAAGAGGAAGTGGAGCTTGGCATTGATGCAGAAGATCTGGTGGCTGACATTGTGCTTGCCAAGAACAAGATTGCCAGCATTCAAGAAGACATCGATGAGTGGGAAAAGGATCTCAAGGTACTGATGAAAGACCATGCCAGCGCCAAGGTTGGTAATTGGACACTCAAGTGGCCCATGCGTCATTACAAAGCCACGCCCGAGAAGATCACGCCAGCAAAAGAAGCCTACTCCATCCGTCAGTCAACGATCACCATTAAGGAATCCAAATGAAACAAATTGCATCAGCCCTTGTCAAAGCCCAACGAGCCTTTGGCCCAGCTCTCAAGACCAGCACCAACCCACATTTCCGCAGTCGGTACGCAGACTTGTCTGCTTGCGTGGAAGCGGTGATTGATGCGCTCAATGAGAACGGCATCTTTTTACTGCAAAAAAATTACGACTGCAATGACGGCATCATGTGCGAGACAGTGTTTGTGCATGAGTCTGGTGAAATGCTGGAGTGCGGTATCGTCCACTTCCCTGCTGTCAAGCAAGATCCACAAGGCTATGCCAGTGCCTTGACCTATGCTCGTAGGTACAGCCTCATGTCTGCCTGTGGCATCGCTCCAGAAGATGATGATGGCAATGCTGGCAGTCGCAAGTTAGCGCCAGCGTCCAACCCTTTGGATGCCATCAAGCCACCAGCGCCAGCCGCTACCCTTCCATATACGCTGACCATACCAGGCAAAGGGTCACGCCAGTATGAGACATCAGATGCATACACCAATGGAACCATTGAATTGCGTAAAAAGGTAGAGGAATCCTCACTTGCCAACCGCACAAAAATGACTAAGCTTCGTGAATTGCGTGAAGCAAATGAAGAGCAAGTTAACAAGATCAACCCTGAGCATAAAGCAAAGTTGCTTGGGGATTACCAACTGCGCTTAAAGAGATTGGGCGCACAGCTTGAGGAGACAGCAGATGAATCCAGCGGACTGGGAGAAGCTTGATAAAGAATACAGAGAGTACTGCCGAAGATGTCAGTCTATCGGCATACCCCCTGTTGATTTCCACACTTGGTTATTAGGCCAAGATTAAGCCATCAAGGAATCCAAGGCGTGTTGTGTTCGGGCTACCCGATCTTCCATGCCATGGGTTCCACCATTGATCCGCTTGGTTAAGGTTGTCATATCGTTGGCATCAGCATACTGATTCAACTTATTCTTATCCCAGAACCAGCCAGCAGATAAGGCAGCAAACTTAGGATCGGATACCTGATCTGGATCTTCTACCAGATCAACACCCAAAGCTTCACCACAAGCACGATAATTATCCTTGCCAGTCAACTGGATCAAGCCACGACCACGGTACTTGAACCCTTCACCAGAGTCCTCGTCACCATTGCCCATGCGGTCAGCATAAACCTTGTTGGCGATCTTCTCTGGATTACGGTGATATGGCTGGGCAACATCCAAAGATGGAAACCGCTTAGGCCAGACCTTGGTCAATCCTTCTGCTGAGTAGTTGAGGTTTTCTTTGAGCGCAGTGAAGCCAGCAGACTCGTGAGCGCATTGCCCCAAGAAACAAGCTTGTCTCTCAGGCGTGTTGATATCGAACCGATCAAAAGCTTCATTGATTGCATCTATCCACTCCTCTGCCTTTGCAGGCGTTAATTTCAAAGCATGGGCCAATTGTTCAGAGTTCATCAGTTTCCTTTCATGGTTTGGTAGACGGCATTGTAGGCATCGATGCAGGCGTTGAGCTGTCTGATTGCTTTGTCTCCATCGTCTGTGATGGCGATAAGAGTTTTAGCAGTCTCTCGCTCAAGTTCGGCTCCTGCTTGAACGCTATCTCTGGGGGGAGGGGTGGGATCTGTGGTGGTTTGTACGGTGCAGGCGGTGGCTTTAACAGGGATCCGCAACCGCAAAGCACCAGAGTCAATGTCAGTATTGCGCTTTTGAATGACAGTCTTTGCATTTTGTTCAGCCTTCACCAGTTGATTTGCTTGTTGTTGCACAGCAGTAACCAGAGCTTGCTCCTTCACTCGTGCCTGTTCGTTCAGCCTGGCAATCTCCAACTGCTGGCGCTTGCTTTCATCAGATCCACCTTTCATGTATCCAGTTGTGCCAGCGCCAATCACAGCCATCAGAATGCCAAGCAGTACCCATGGATTGAATAGACTCATTCCTTTGGTTCCATCTTAGGTTCGTTGTCAGAGTCAGCATCAGCCTTGGCAATTGCTTTGGCGCTGGCTGACACAGCAGAACGACCAGCCACACCACCCAGTACACCAGTGATAAACACCATGATGGTATTGATTTGCTGGGTGTACACCTTGTCGATGGCAGCCATGCCTGACATGGGTTGAGTTACGAATGACACGCTGTACAAGAACATGGCAACAGAGCCAAGAAGAATCATGGTCAATGAAAAGATGACGATTGCCCAGATGCGAACTTCAATCTCTTCGGCAGTCATGCGGTTGTTAGGTTTGTATCCAATGGTAGGCATCACTTTTTCTCCTGTGTTGGTTTGGTTAATTGCTCTGGACAAGTTTCTGTAGCTGAACAGATGGGTGGTTTGCATTCAGCAATCTCCCAGTTCTTAGGGTCTTGGCAAGGGTATCTGAATCTATCTTCACAAGCAGACAACAGAACCAATGCCATCAAGCAAACTATTTTCATTTCTCTTTCTCCCTTTCCTTCTGTTCAACTTGCCGTCTTAACTTCTCAACCTTTTCCATTTGAGCCTTGGTTTCATTCTTTGCTTCCAGTATGTCAAGATAAAGAAACCCCATCAGTGGCAACAACAAAGCAACCAACACACAAGCAGCAATCCAGCCCATTATTTCTTCCCCAATTGGCTTACGAACAGGAGCCACAGCCAAAGGTACAGGAGGAATATAGAAGTCACTGCTAGGTATCCTAGTTTTAGCTGGAAGTTTCTTTCCTCTTCCTTGCGTTGCCATGCTTCCTGCCTTTTGATTGCTTCTTGTTTCAGCCTTGCTTGCGTCTGCTCCTCCTGAATGATCTCCCTCATGTTGAACACTTCACTGTACAAAGCACCCATCTCAGGTGGTGACTGGTACACCATGCATTCACGAATCTGCACCACCAACTCAGCCATCTGCTGCTGTGCCATCACACGCTTTAGTGCCGCCTCCATGTGATTCTGATCTGGGTCATAGACAGTTCTGGACTTCTCTTCTTCTTCTCTTATGTGTGCTTCAAGCTGTTCTTGAATCTTGAAGAACTCAGTAAGCTGTTTGACAATGTTGACTTTGACTTGAGTCTCGTCAACGGCAACGAACTTCTCCTTCTTTTTCGCCACAGGCTTGATCGGGGCTGGCTTTGGTTTACCGCCAAACATCTTGGCAAGTTTTTCCCAAAACCCATAAACCTCTTTGGCATATCCAGCAGCTTCGTCAACAGTTGCCTTGACTTCCATGAAAGATTCTTTGGCTTGCTTGAAAAGCTCGCATCCTTCTTTAATTGCTGCCACGCAAGCATTGGCAGCGAATAGCAAGGATATAGGATCCACATCGTTACAGCCCTAAAAGCTTCTTAACGAATTCAGCAGCGACACCAGGGCCAAACAATACGCACAGCATAACAGCATAGATAAGATACTCAATCTTGGTCATGCGTCTATCACCCTGACGCAATGACTTGTCTATGCTCTCATATCTCTGAGCGCAGATGGCTTCATGCACAGCAAAGTTTTTTTCAAGGTCAGACATTTACTTCAACCTTTACCCATGCTTGGGTTTCTTCATTCCATGTGTATGGCCCATCTTCTGTTGGCATAGGTGTTGGTGCTTCCCATAACCAAGATGTTCTATTCAACACCCAGCTATTGAAAGGCTTAGGTGCATAGAAGACATTGTTTACGCTATCGTATGTGTATCCAATACCAGCATAGTTGCCACGCAATGGGCGACCTTCTGGGTGTTGGTTGCCAAGCGTGTTGTAGCTGGTTTGAATCCAACCAGCAGGGTCACCCAAAGCGCCTGTGGCAATGAAATCTTCTTCAGCAACAATCACCTGAGTGACGATACCGTTTTCTACTTTTGCAAAATGACTCATGTTTTCTCCTTATCTAGCGTTAGCATACTTGAATGGGTTTTCGGCAAAGGCCGCATAGATGTATGTATTACCACTACCATTTGTTCCACCAGTGCTGTCGCGTAGCTTAAAACCGTTTGAAAGAATATCAACAGCAGTTCCAGTGCCAAGCGTTGATTCGCTTGATGACGAATCCGCATTGAGTCGAATTATTGCGGCATTGTATGTATCTCTGGCTGTGTCTTTGATTTCCCAGCCATTTGCTCCAGAAGCGTTTTTCCAAAGCAAATAGCGAGGTCTAAATCCTGTGTACACAAAAGGCCCATCTGTACTTCCATTACCTGTGTAGCTACCAAATGCTGAATAGCCAGCTACAGGCGCAAAACAGTAGGCTACGCAAGTGTTTGTTGAAAATGTAGTGCCTACAGTAAATACAGTTGAAGTTGGGGCGGTATTATTCCAAACAGCACTTGTAGTTGCTTCTGCGTTTGTCAAGTTCAAGTATAAAGTTTTGGTAGCTCCTCTGGCTTGTGTATAAACAAACCAGTCATTTACTGCGTTCCTAGTTTTAGCAATAACCATTTGTGGCGCAACACCAAGTCCGTGCCCAACAGTTGCCGCTGAACCTGTACCTGTAAAGGTCACCACGCTAAATCCAGCAGTGGTGTTTGCTCTTACCTGTGCTGAAATTGTTCCACTGGTGTTGGTTACTGTTGTGCCACCAGCGTTCCATTGCCAGCCGACAAGGGTTTGAGAATTTTCATTTACTCCAACACCTGCGCTTAAACCAAAACCAGTTGATGTTGTATAGATTGCAGTTGACCCAAGATTGTCTTCTGCGTTTGTTAAGTTTGAATACAGCACCTTTCCGTCTCCACGGACAGAATCAACAAGGTGATGATTTAAATAACTTCCAGCAGAACGCATCTTTATCCAAACCAAATCAGGCTGGAAAGACACGCCATTGGCAGAATTTGAAATTGTTCTTGCTGTTGCATTGCCCGTATACAGCGTAGCCGCCATCACTGTACGACCATCAGGAATTGCATATGTTGTTGGCATTGTTGTTCCTTATAGGTTGAATGTGTTGAGGGCTACAAAGCCGCTTGGTGGGGTGTATGCAAATGGGCGTTGACCGAAGTTATATGTGCTTCCACCAAATGGGCCAGCATCGGTTGGAAAATAAGGCCCACTAGTCAATCCTGTGTAAGCAGTTCCCTGACTTACCCCGTTCTTATAGAAAACAAGTGTTCCAGCATCTGCGTCAAATGCCACACCAATTACATCATTTTGTGTAAAAGATGCACCATATGCAGCGACAGAACCGTTGTTTGATTTTTGTCCTGTATAGGAGTATTGCCACCCACCCGAATATGAACCGGGGTCATTGGTTGCCATCTGCGCCCATGTGTATCCAGCTTGCGTAGATATAGCTGTGCCACCGCCAACGGTTGCAGAAGTGTGAACATACTCCCAGTACCATTTGCCGCTTGTGACTCCAATGGTTGCCCTAGTGCCTCTCCAAGCGCTAGCTCCACTCATGTCAAGATTGCCGCCTGACAATGTAAATCCATATGGATTTTCAAGTGGATTCATTGTGCAGAAGTTAGCCGCTGTCGCACTCGTCAGTGTAGGTACATCGGTCATGCTGTCAAAGGTTGTGCCAGCAGTTGTGCTGATGTTGTTCTGTGTCCAGTTATTTCCGTTTGGAGAATAGTCTCCAGCCAAGTAACCAGCCAGTGTTGATGATGATGTGAAGGTGTGGATTGTGTTGCCACCTGAAGCGGTAATAGTACCGCCAGTGAATCTCTGAACGCCAGCGTAAGAAACAATCACGACACCAGAACCACCTACTCCACCTGCTCCACCTGCACCCGCACCACCTCCACCGCCACCACCACGGTTTGCTGTACCTGCCGTGCCACCACCAGAGGCCGCTCCTGCGCCTCCACCACCAGTACCACCAGCACCTGCTGATGTACCTGCGGGTGTATATCCGCCACCACCGCCGCCGCCAGCATAAGCCACGGAAGAGCCGCTGATTGACGAAGAAGTACCAGCACCACCAGCACCACCAGCGTTAGAAATGCCATTGGAGCCTACTGCACTTGCTCCGCCGCCACCACCGCCACCAGCAGTTCCAACGGCGGCTGAAGTACCACCAGCAAATCCTTGTCCAGATGTTCCAGCGCCAGCCGCTCCGCCAGCGTTAGAACCAGCCGCTCCACCACCCGAACCACCCGAACCACCAGATGCGCCAGCACCATTGTTGCCGCCACCCTTACCGCCTCCAGTAGCAGTGAATGAACTAAATACAGAGCTATTGCCTTGAGTAACAGCCGCACCACCAGCGCCAACTGTGACTGTGTATGAAAGATTTGAACTCAGTGTGGTTGTGCTGTTTAATAAACCACCCGCACCACCGCCGCCAGCATAGTCAGTACCGCCACCACCACCTCCAGCAACGACCAAATAAGAGGCTGATACTGATTGGTTGGTAAATGGCAGGTAGAAGCCATTCGTGCCATACGAACCACCATAGGTGATGGGTTGCCATACACCATAGGAGTTGCGTGTTCCAAAGCTGTTTGGTGTCAGGGCTTGACCGTCAATGAAGTTGACTTCAGTTTGGTAGCCGTCAAAATATACAGTTGTGTAGTCTAGTTTGCTTATGTAGTGGGCAATAGCAGAATTTATTTTGCTTGCCGTATTTTGAGCAAATGGCCCTGTTAAATACGTTACCGATTGACGAACACCATTAACGTAGATTTGAACTCTGTCAGTAGAAGTGGCGTTTGCAGAATCGTAAACAACTTGGATGTGATACCAAGCCGCAGGGTCACGGAATACGGCTGAAGTAACCATCTGAACGTTATAAGCGCCGCCATTGATTTGAGCAAACTGCAATGTGTCGCTGGTAGTAAATTGCAAATTGCCAAAGTTATTACTACTTCCATCACCCGCACCAAAAGGGACGTTTGCAACTGAAAGCGTTCCACGTTTAATCCATGCGCTCCAAGTCCATTTAAGATTATTTGTTGGTGTTGTCAATGTTCGATTCAAATATGCAGATGCACTTGAACGGAAACGCAAAGAGTTGCCAACAAAATCGAGTGGAGCCAAGAATCCTGTTGATGTGAATGTGTGGATGACATTACCACCAGTGATGGTGACAGTGCCACCAGCCATGAGTTGGGTTGCACCAGCGTAGCTGATGATGACTACGCCAGAGCCGCCATTGCCACCGTTTCCAGTACCTGCGCCTGCCGCACCCCCGCCGCCGCCACCTGTGTTGGCGGTTGCCGTACCGCCACTTGCAGTGGCAACAGCGCCATCACCCGCACCGCCTTTGTTTGCAGTTGTAGATGTTCCACCGCCTAAACCAGCAGTTCCGCTAACTACACCGCCACCGCCACCGCCAGCGTAATAGGTAGAAGTTCCTGAAATTGAAGATGCCGTAGCGACACCACCATTTCCACCGTTTGAGCCAGAACCAGCAACACCAGCACCACCCGAACCGCCACCGCCGCCTGCTGGTCTATTAGGGTCTTGAGATAAGCCAGCGCCACCGTTGTTTCCTTGACCAGACGTACCTGTACCTGCGCCGCCTGCGGTATTCCCAACTTGAGCGCCACAGCCGCCACCGCCAGACCCGCCAGCCTGACCGCTACCCATTACCCCACCAGAATTAACCTGACTACCGCCACCACCACCACCAACGGCAGTAGTGGAAACCATGCTGAAAGTTGAACTTGTGCCACTTGAGCCATTCACATTGACAGCAGTTGACCCAGCGCCTCCCGCACCAACAGTCACAAGATATGTTGAGCTTGGGTCAATAGTTAAACTAGAGCCTGACAGCAAGCCGCCTGCGCCGCCACCGCCAGCACCGTTTGTTGTAGATGCCCAAAGTGAACTACCACCGCCACCGCCACCAGCAACCACAAGGTAGTTTGCAGACAAAGGTGTGATTGAGCCAAGAGTGCCAGAAGTATTGAATGTGTGAATGGTGTTGCCGCCACTTGAAGTGACAACACCACCAGAAAATTGTTGTGCGCCAACATAGGAAATGATGACGATGCCTGAGCCGCCATTGCCGCCGTTGCCAGAAGCATTTACTCCGTTTCCGCCACCGCCTCCGCCTGTGTTTGCCGTTCCAGCCGCTGGAGTACCTGTGCCTGTGCCACCTGTTGCGCCAGCGTCAATACTACCCGCACCGCCACCTCCAGCACCACCATCGCCAGCAACAGCCGCAGTGAAGTATGCACCGCCGCCACCACCGCCAGCGTATGTAACGCTTGAGCCTGATATGGATGAAGCAGTTCCAGCGCCCCCATTACCTCTACCACTCCCAGTTGCATCTCCATTGCTTCCAGCGGCACTAGCGCCACCGCCACCGCCACCTTCGGAAATATTGCCTGAGATAGAACCTGTACCGCCAGAGTTACCCTGACCGCTTGTTCCAGAGCCACCTGCACCAGTTAAACCAGAACCGCCGCCGCCAGAACCGCCTGTTAATCCAGCGTCATTAGAGCCATAGTTTCCACCACCACCACCGCCAGTAGAAGTAATAGTAGAAAAAATAGAATCAGAACCACTTGTCCCTCTTGTTCCTGATCCACCTGTATTTGTCCCGCCACTACCGCCTGAGCCTACGGTAACGGTGTAGGACAAAGTTGGGTTTAAAGATAATGTGCTCGTCCTAAATCCGCCAGCACCCCCACCACCAGCAATGCGACCGCCACCACCACCCCCACCAGCAACGACTAAGACACTAGCAGTGACACCGCCACCAGCAGTCCAGCCAAAGGCGGCAAGAGCGGCGGCTCCAATTTTGGATAAACGAGGCATCTGTGTGTCCTTATGCGAACTTGGTTACAGAAGCTAAAACGGTGAACGTGGCGCTTCCTGTTTTGATAATTACATAGGTGTAGCTATCAATCGAGCTTGCATTGCCAGAAGTTGGTGCAGTTCCACCCTGCCACTTGGGAGTCACAGAAGAACCATCCACTTGCACAGCGGAGTTGTAGTAAGCAGTCGAGCCATTGGTTACCAAGAAGGTGACAGACAAAGATTCGCCTGTAGCCATGATGGTGTTCAGTGTTGTGCCGCTTGAGCCTCTGAAGTTGACGGTGAAGTTACCACTTGCATTGGTCGTGTAGTACAAGACTGACTGCGTGGTGACATCGTAGTTGATTGTGCCTGTGGCGGCAGTTGCGGAGACAGTTGCAACTTCAAGAATGTTAGAGGTTTTTACATCAGCGTTTGATGAAGTGCCAGCAAAAGTCTGAAGTGCAGTAAATGTATTAGCAGCGTTTGTGTAAGCAACATTTGCTCCAGAAACATAAGCCGCCACCCATGCACTACCTGTGTACAGACGCATCTCAGGCACTGTAGTGTTGTAGTACAAAGCGCCAGCAAGCAATGCATTGCCATCATTGTCAACAGATGGATTGCTTGATTTAGC